CTGCGCCTTTGGTGAGAGTGACAGGCACTGGCAGGGTTTCGGCAGTAGTGGTTCGACGCAAAGACTCTGGTGTCGCTGCTGCACCAGCTGAGACACGCGCACCGATTTGCGTTGGAGCTGGTGCCACTTCCATACCAAGAGTCTCACGAACGGCTGTTGTGGCCGCTTGTACAGGCTTGGCAATGGCTTGGCCTGTTGCGGTGGCTGCCCGACGACCTGCTGCGCCTGCGATTTGACCTGCTGCGCCAACAGTTGGGACTATTGTGCGTGCGGCTTGCATAACAGCGCCTGGAGCTGCAATTGCAGGCAGGACTGGTGGCAAAACATTGGCTAAGACTTGACCAACGGCTTGTACCTGCTCTTGGCCAGCTTGAGTGCGTGGTTGATAGGTGAGCGCTTGCGCACCTTCAGCTGCGGCCTTTTCGACCGCACGCATAGCTTCTGGTGTGCCAAAGTTTCCTGACAGAATTTGTTGCGACAAACCTTGTAGGGTTCCAGCCAATGTGCCAAGCGTGCCACCGACTGCACCAGTTCCTAATGTCAGAGCTGTTTCTCCAGCGCCAACGATTTGTTGGCCAATACTAGGCTGTGCTGGTGGTGGTGCAATCTGTTGCTGTGTGACTGCCGTAGTTTCTTCTGACTTGGCAAGCTGGTAAGCCTGTGCCACGGTGTCGAACTCAGGAGTTCCGCGTTTTGCGGAATTCTTGACAATCCAAGCTGCGTATTCGTCGGCTGTTGCCATTTATTGACCTCCACGCAGAATTGCGTCAGCCTGTGAACGAATATTTGCTGGCGCTGCCGCAGTTGCTGCCGCAGGCACTTGTGCTTGATTAGTCGGAATCTGAGAAACAAGTTGTTGTCGTCTGTCTTCTGCAATCTGTTCTGGTGAGCGATACTTTTTCGATACATCTCCAATGATGCGCTGTGAAAAGTCGTTAAATGTCTCGCCAGGCTTGGTCGCATAGTCGCCAGCAACAAAAGTGTTCTTGGCACGTGTGAGCGTACCGTTGTTCTGAGCAAGCCAGTCAGTCTTTGCGTTATTGATGGATGCATCAACGTCTTGCAGTTTGGCCATACCACGCAAGAAACTGGACAAGTCACCAGCGGATGCGTTGTCGCTTGGAAAGCCTTTCAGGGCCATTGCAATGTCTTTGTCGGTGGCTGGGCCTGGTGGCAAAGACTTGATGGCCGCTGTGTTGCGAAGGCGTGTGTATTCCTGGCGCAGTTGCGTCATGCCGCCTTGGAAGCCAGCGCCCTTTTTCAAGAAGTCAGAGGCACTTGAGAACACACCATAACCACCACCAGCTTCGTCAAGGCGTTTGGCCAAGTCATTGAACTGTTCAGCTGATTGTTTAGATGTTGCTGACAACACTGCCGATTCATTGATTAGTTTGCGAGTGTCTGCTGGAATGTCGTTCAGATTTTTCTGAATGTCGGACATTTTTGCAGCAACATCTACGGCTGTTTTTTGAGTGTCAAGATTCAAACGTGCAGAACGATCACCAATTTGACTGCGCAGATTGTTGATGTCCCAGTTAGTTTTGTTCAAGCCTGCAATTTCGACTTGCTCTGCATATTTTGCTTTAACCTTAGCCGCATTTGCATCTGCTGTTGCCTTGGCTGCATCTGCTGCTGCTTTTTCTGCTGCATTGGTGGCTGTGGCCTGTGCTGTGGTGGCATCTGCCACGGCTTTGTTTGCTTCTGCAATGGCTTTGTTCAACTCTGCTGGAGCTTTTGCTTGCGCTCTGAGTTCACCGCCAAGTTTGACTGCGCTTTCGATTACCTTGTCACCACCTGGCATTTGTGAGATGGTGAAGCCAAAATAATCCTCAGTTGCCTTTGGGTTTTCTTTGGCCACATTGCGCCAAGTCTCCAAGAATTTTGCACCTTCCTCGTCGCCACTGTTGCGCTTGCCTTCGATCTGACGATCAAGCAAACTAATAGCGATCTCTGGTTGTCCTGATCTAAAAGCAGAAAAAACTTGGCCAGATTGTTGCAGTGCTGCATTCTGACGTTCTCCTGACAACATGTTAAAACTCTCGCGCACAGACTTTGCCTGCGTCTCTGGCAAGACCATTGCAAGGTTGGCGTAATCGGCTGCGGTTGCATTTGGTTGGCGCAGCTTTGCAAAGCCTTCCTGAATCAACTTCTGATTTGCCAGTTGTTGCTGTTGCTGTTCTTGCTTGAGTCGAGCCTCTTGGACACTTGCTCCTGTTTGGAAAGCGCTCAGGAATGATTGCGTTGGGTCTTGGATTTGAACCCCATAGTTAATAGGTTGCATCAGAATTTACCTCCTAGACCGCTAAATAAACCAAGGCCACCGGAGATTGCTGCTGGAATTGCACCAAATGCTTTGCCCTGTGCGATCTCAGCGCCAGCTTGCGCTGCACCTTGTTGGCCAAGTAAGTTGGCCACATTCACGCCTGTTTGTTGACCAGCAGCTCCAACACCAGCAGCCGACTGCTGCCCTAATGCTGTCATGCCACCGAGTCGACCATATTGCTGATCGATAAGGCTAGAAAGCAATGCTGGTCTAAATTGAGCCAATGCTCCTTGGATGTTGCCACCACGCAGGCCACCAGTGGCTGATGCACGCTGGAGTAATGCTTCCTCGCCTTGACCGGCAAGTGCTTGGAATGTCTCACCACCTTTGATGCGTTCAATGGCCGCACGTTCGGCCTCTGGCCCACGAAGTCCAAGGAATGCTTGCTGTGCTTCAAGTGCTGGTGTTCCAGCAGAAACATAAGGTGCAAGCAATTTTTGAACTGCATCAAACTGCCTGCGTTGTTCTTCAATGCCAGCTTGTGCCGCACCGGATTGTGCAGCTGCTGCACCTTCTGCTGCATCAGCTTGGGCCATGCCAGAGATGAGTGTTGCACCACCAACGGCAATGCCTGCTAGTGCTGCTCCTGATAATCCAAATGTCATTTTGATTCCTCCAATTGCGCTGTCTGTGCAGTTTCAAGAGCTATTGCTGGCGCTGGAATAGTGAACATATCCCACAGCTCTTGTGGGTCTTGCTCGTTGCTTGGGTTTGCGTGAAATGTGGTGACTTCGACTTCGGTCAAAGCAATGCCAGCACGCTTGGTGCCGATCTTTGAAACGCTCATGTCGCCTGGTCCAAGAGTGCGTGGGCCATTGTCTGTGCTGACAATCAATTCGCCTTTGCGAACCAAGAAAAAAGATTCTTCTTTGTGGATTGCGCCAGTTAAAACGGTGCCAGCAGGGATGTGCATTGTCCGAGCATACAGGCCATTGCAGAAGTCGTGATCGACAGGCATGTCCACTTGAGGCAGCTTAAGTAGCTCGGCCTCTAAGCGATAGATTGGCAGGTGTTCGGCTGGCACGCCAGCTTTGACTTCCTGAACCGCGACATGACTCATCGAGAACTCCTGTGCAGGGGCTTGTGAGCTACTGGCGGCTCGGACGGCTCAGTGCTGACTATTTTCCCACATTTTGGCATTTGGTCAATCTTCCATTTCAAATTCACGTTCTTCCCATGCCTGGCAGACGCGCAGGTCATGGCAGATGAATTCAAATTTGGTGCAATAACCACGGAAACCAGCATCGGTGTCCCAGTCATTGCGGGGAATGCGCTCCATCTTGGCCTGTGTCATGGTGCTGTTGTCGTAGTACTCGCAGTTCGAGCAGCGACGACGACGAGCTTCTTTTTCATCCACTTGCATGGCCTTGCCAACAGCGACCCAGTAGGTTTTATTGGCCGTTGGCTCATTGCTGGGATTCTCAGGGCCAAGCATCCAGTCATCAATGACGATCTTGGTGTTCTTCTTGTTCTCGGCTGTAGTGATGAATTCCTCCTCCATCGGCAAGCCCATAAAGCCCTTAGGCATCATCATGAATTTGTCCATGCTATTCTCCTTGATTAAGTGATTTCGCGGCCAGATGCGCGGATTGTGAGAGAGGTGGCTGCGCTGGCAATGGTGCTGATGAAGCTGCCGGATTCCAACGCTTGACCGACCAGCTCTGGGCAAGTGTAGGTCTCATCAGGTGCAATGGCGCGGGTGTCCATGATCAGGTTTGATGCACCAGCACTGCCGCCACTTGTCACCAGATTCACGCTCATAGTCACATTAGACGCGCTGGTGTTGGTGATCGTGAACTTGTCAATGATCGCCTTGCAGTTCACAGCTGTGTACTGCGTGGTCTGGCTGTTCTCGGCCTGCTTTGGTGGGATTAAAACCTTGATTGATACGGTCATTTCATTCTCCTTATGTGGCTTCGCCACCACTGGCGATGATGGTCAGGCCTGCGGATGCCGCCTGAATCTGGATTGTGTCACCTGCGTTCAGCACCTCAATGCCGTTATATTGCAAAGTGTTGTTACCTGGTACTGGCACATCGTAGAGGAATGCATTTCCAGTGCCTGCCGATCCTGCGGATGGGACCAAGAACACGCGAACATTGATGGCCGCTGCCGTGGTGTTGGCAATGCTGAACTCTTTGAGAAGCGTGCGCGTGCTGGCTGGTACGGTGTACAGCGTGGTCACGCCTGTCGTGATGGCCGCTTGGCCTAGTTTTGTTGGTGTGATTACATCGAAAGCCATGTGAGCACCTGATTAGATCGCACTGAGGCGGTTTGGTTTGCATAAGGCAGGATGCCATTCACATCGTGCGCCAGTTCGATATTGTTGCGCACAGGAGCCAGTGCAAGCAAGTCCAATGCTTGAGCCAAGCGTGGAATGGCATCCAAGGCTTGCTGCACTTTGGCATTCAGAACAGCATCATCTACTGCTGTATCTTGAGCCAGTACATTGATTTGAGCCAATGCCTCATTTGCGGTGGCCGCTGCCGTGTCTGCCTGATACTCGAAGTCTGTTCCTGTTATGACTTGCAGTTCATCAACAGTTGAAAACAGCAATTCAAACTGCCTGATCTGTTGCTGATCAGTCAGAAAAGTTGCAAGCTGATCTCGCGTCAGATTCAGTCTGCGTGATTGTGGTGCGGTTGCCATCAGAATGCCAATGCCTCAATCTGGGCTTCAAGACGGATGAACGACACATGCGCATCGCTATCACCACGGAATCTCTGGATGCGCCAGTTGCGCATGTGGCCTTGCTGAAACCATGCCAGACGCTTGACTGTGTTTCCAGTCGTTCCAACAGTGATGTATCTGTCTTGGCTCCATGATTTGCCATCCACGCTGTAGCTGGTGCTGATCTGTGGGTTTGTGCCCAAAACCACGCTGCCGGTCAAGCTGACCAGTTCCAACTCATTGAAAATTGCGCCATTGCCCTCGTTGTAGGCAATAAGAGTTCCGAATTCCCATCGTACCTGCTGGCCCCAATGCTCACCAGTGCTTTGCACAAAGTAGCCAATGGAGCTGGACTGAGGATCGCCCACCAGCCACTTGTCATAAATCCAGACCATGTTGCGTGCGCGATACTGTGCAAATCCGACCACAGTGCTGGCCAGCGTAAACCAGACAGGCTCGCCTAATGCCTCAGATGCTGATGCGTCATAAACAATGGTGCGGTCTGGCAAGTGCACATAAAGGTGCAGATGGTTTTTTTCATTGCGTGATTCGAGCTGAACACGCACCAGTTGCGCTTCTGTGTATTGCAACAGTAGATTGTCGATCTCCTGTGTGCTAAGTTTCTGGGTAGTGGCTGCCGCGCCAATGTAGATCGATGGCGCTTCATTACGACCACCACCTAAGAAGGCAATGCGATCAAGGAAGATGCAGCATGCATGAGTTCCAAGTACGCCTTTTTGGACTTGTGCGCCATCAATACGTGCGAAAGGAAATAACTCGCCACCAATGTTGTCGAACACCTCAATGGTATTGCTGTTGAGCGCATAGACCTCGTTGCGCAGCTTAATGAGTGCCACAACAGGGTCTGGATCAACTTCTGAGCTTCCATATTTCAATGGATTGACAGACAATGGATTAGACAACTCAGTGACGACCAAATTGGCACCGTCAGTCGTCATGAAGTATCCATCGACCCAGCAGAAGTCAAGCACCACACCAAGGTCTGGATCAGTGTTCTGCGTAAGTGTTGATGCCACTGGGTCCCAAAAATAAAGTCGGCCACCGGATGCAATGCCAAGCAAGTCGAAGCTGTAGTCGAGTGACACTAGCTCAGTAGTTGGCCCACCGACATCACCCAAAGTGGTCACAGTGCCATCTCTGGCCACCGACACCAGATTGGTGCCCATTACTCGGTAGCAGACACCATTCCAGTTTATGCCGCCACGATCAGTGCCTGGGCCTGTACCGTTGGCCACGATGCCATCGCCTGGTCGCAGGAATCCGTTGCTGATGCCAGACTTCTTTGGCACTGGCATCATGTTGACAGGATAGCTGGTGCGTAGTTCTGGCGTGTTATCAGTGTAAATGCCGTTTAGGATTGGGATTTGCATGGCTTACCACTTGACCTTATTGGCCCAATACGCTGCGCTCATCTTGCCCTTGGCAATGTTCTCAGCGTGTCTGGCTTTGAATGATTCTCGACGAGCCTCGGATGCCTTTGACTCGCCTTCCTTCTTTGGAGACCCAGACACGCCCTGCTGACCGAAGCGAATTGTCTTCACTTGGTCACCAGCCTTGGCCACGACAACATGGCTTTTGGTCGGATGCGATGGCGTGCGCTTGGGCTTGTTGTAGCCTTCCACGCCAGCACGAGCGAGTCTTGAGTCTTTGGTGGCCATGATTAGAAGATAGCTTGCAAGCTGTAGTATTCCAATTGAACCAGCTCATTTGCAGTTGTTGGTTGAGCAGTGATTGCAAATGTCTGATCGACATTGGTGTTAACACTTAGTGTCAAGACAGTACCTGTTGATGATCCGTGGCCAGTTGCGCCAACTGCACTTGAGACAATTTGCGAGCCGCCACGATTAACAATCTCTTTTTGAACAGATACGCTTGCAACGTTGGCTGCGGCCAATGTAAAGACTGCACTACCACCAAAAGTCATATTCAGATTCTTGGCGTTGGCACTGT